ACCTGGAGAGATAAAATGAACCGCAAAGAGAAAGAGAAAGTCCAAGTAGCAATCTACAACCTAACGCGTATTACTACAATTGATAAAAACGCTGTTGTAACTGCAGAAGAAATGTTAGATTTTTTGGTTGAACTTAAACCAAAGGAGTTTGATTAATGGGTAAAGTCGGAAAGACCTTCACCATTGATCATGAGCTCTATACCTGGTTAGCTAACCACGCAGAGAAAGAAGGAAAGAAAGAATCCTATATTATCAATGCTATGTTAACCAATCTCAAAAGACAGTATACAACCTGGACTTGTTCAGTATGTGGTGTGTCTAATGACCTTAAAAATAAAAGTTGTTACCAACTTACTGACGGTGTCTTCTGTAAAGGGGTAAAACCATAATGACATATCAGAAAGAAGCTATACTAAGGTGCAAAAGGTGCGATCATGAATGGACAATTTACCATATACCTGGTAATCAGTATCCATGTCCAGTGTGTGAAGGTTTTAACCCAAGTAGTTAAATAGATAATTCCCCTAAGGGGGACATGGTCCGTAGGCGTAATAATAACAGACGTAGAAGAGCACCCAGAACTTTTGGTATAAACGTAATCGAAACTGGGACTGCACTCGCTTTAATTTCACAAGTAAATGCAGGGGCTGCAGTACAATCATTTTTGGCAGGTAATCTTAATGCTGGTTTGAGCACTTTATCAAAAGCGGCTCAATCCAATAAGCAAGCAATCATAAAAACTCTAATAGGTAGTATGGTTGCCAAGGTCGCAGTTAAAACATTATCACGGGGATCTCCAGTATTGGCATCCCTGGGACCAATCAAAGTGAGGGCATAAAATACACATGAGCATTGTCGTAACGAGGACTTCGGCCGCATTGAGCGCGACGACATCCTTCCAAAGCATGACCAGTCAGTTCGCGAGTTCTGGCCTAAGTTTAGTAGTACCAACTGGAGTATCGCAAATAAGTTCCATATCTATGGGAGTTAGTGGGGTCGCAACGGGTGCAGATTTTTGTACAGGCTACAAACTGACCGGTACAGCGCTCCAAGAAGGAGATGCAACCTTTATGGGACCTGCAATCAGCCAAGCCGCTGCGAGTGGCGTGGGTGTTGCTAACTGTGTAATGCAGGAAAAGACCGCCCTGGGTGTAACTTCTGGAAATACTTTAGATATTCAGATCGCGGTTACAACCGCAGCCACGATTGACGCAACCTGCACAATCCAGTTCGAATAAATTTAACAATGCCTGAAGGCGTTGGTTATGGCCCGCAAAATACAGCTTCAGTAGGTTTACATCTTAATGTTCTAGGTAATCACGCTTATGGATATTCTGGAGGCTTGGCGGCTTCTACTTCCTCTCAGACCGCTTTAAGTTTTACAACAGGTAACGAAGTAATTGTTGGAGAAATGCAATATAACGTTCCTGTTAGATTTGTACTCGATGGTCAGGGAAAATCAGGGGTGTGTGAGATAAAAATGAATGGGGTTCTTATAGCTAATCTTTCAGGGGATAATTCGAGCAGAGACTCTCCTACTACTGAGACTATGAAGATAGTTATCCCGCCATATACTGTAGTGGAAATAAACGTAGTTAGTGGGACCGATAGTGCGGACCATCTATGTTCGGTTAGTTTAGTAGGTAAAATCTACAAATGACACTTTCGACGGGGCCGAGTCTTAACTTCTTTGGGGATCATATGTTTGCCTGGAGCGGTATAGAAGCATTAACTGCAGGTGGCACTACCTTACTGGACTTTATCTCTCCTAATAGGTTCTACAGTGTAGTCACAAACGTATCGTTCGACTATAGTGGCTGTTCTGCAGGTGATGTGTTGTCCTGGTCTCTTCAGGGCAATCAAGAAGCGCTTCACGTTAGCAAATTTATTATCATAGATGCTGGACTCGGGCCCCAATTCCCTAATCTATACTATACAATACCACCCAATACAGGAATGAAAGTGGTCGCTGTAGGTCCTACTGGGTCCATGACGGTAGTTCTTGAAGGCAAAGAGGTGCAATAATGCCAATGAACTATTGTCCTGGTTGCGGTATGCAGTTAGGACCTGCCACTGCTAGGCCTGGCACTGATGTATTTATTTCCGAAATCAAAGAGAGAAGAAAACCTAAGCGTAAACTGTCAGCCTGGAATAAATTTATTAAAGCGAATGCCAAGAAGCCACGCTTCCGATTAAGATCGGGTTCACCTAATCTTAAGAAAATGGCAGTAGCGTTCAGGAAAACCCCTGCAGGTAAGAAGAAGAGGCGCTAATGGGTCGTACCCTTTACGAAGCTGTACCCGATGACGTAGAGATCACTAAATTGACAATCGGTCAACGTGATGCTTTATCCAGACATAGGAGACACGAAAATATAAACACACTTTTAGCCAACGAAAATACACCTGTGTTAATTGGAGCGGCGGCTTTGGTTGCTTTTCTCCCTTTGTTGCTTGAACTACTTTTACAAGCTCAAGAAGATGCCTTAAACATTACTTTGACCGATACACAAAAACAAACCCTAAAAGATACGGCGTTGGTTTCACTGACAGGTCCCGCAGGGATAGCTTCTCTTTTGGGGAGGAAAGTAGGAAAAGGTTTAGTGGGAACTATTATGGATTTTGAATTACCAAAGGATTTTAAATTTGGCGGTGGTGGTCTAGCATGAATATAGGCGCTTTAATTGCATTGTTGAAATTGGCTCAAGATTCAGGGCTTACTCCGAAAGCAGAATTTGAAAGACCTTCTTTCTTTCCAAAACCAAAAAAAGATTTTGTTAGTATTGTGGTACGTCCGATTTACAGTGAAGAAACCGCATTGACAAGAGCTGAACAAGGTCTTGGCCTGTAGTGGTTATTTCAGCATTAGAACTATTGGGGTACTTTATCGCCTGGTCATTATTCTATTTTGGAATAAGTCATTACATTGCCAAACTGAGTAAAGATAAGTGGGTTGAATGGGCAAAGTCTACAGAAAGTGACGAAGACCTGTTAATTATTCTGGAACCGATCGTAGATGAAATAGAAGAACGAACCCACGGAATGCTCGAGACTTTTCAATCTTCTTTTTTTGGTTCCCTGGGCGCAGCATCTAAAAAAATGGACGAAGCCACAGGTCAAAGTACAATCAAGGCAATAACAAAAGATAACCCTATCATGGGATTGGTTGCGGAGATGTTAATGAAAAGAAGCGGCTTAGAAGGGCTACTAAACACCCAAAACAGTACCGAAGTAGGGGTAAAACAGCCCCAAAAGAACCCTAGACTAGGCCTAAAGTAGCCAGAATAATATTACAATTACCCTTTTTACTAGGTACGTAGGTTTCTAGAACACTTTTTTTTCTTTTCTTTTCTTTTCTTTTTTATTGGAAATAGTAATATTATTTATAGGGGTTCATCCCTTTACACCTGGAGAGATAAAATGAACCGCAAAGAGAAAGAGAAAGTCCAAGTAGCAATCTACAACCTAACGCGTATTACTACAATTGATAAAAACGCTGTTGTAACTGCAGAAGAAATGTTAGATTTTTTGGTTGAACTTAAACCAAAG